CGTATTTAGAACCAGAGATGCTAATTCTTCCATAAACATAATGAATTTAACGAGTTGTTGGATAGAGAAACAAGAACGACCATTATGTTTTCAAATTTCGTCTTTCACATCTTCAAGTAAAAACAAGGAAGATGAAAAAGTAAGACCATCGTAGGTGAAATTCCTACTATTGATTTTACATTTTTTCTTATTTTTTTGCCTAATAAAATGGGCGTTTTAAATGAGAAAAGGTGTAAAAAGAAAAAAAATTGATCAATTTTTTTATTTATTTATTATAAATATCAACTATCAAATCAACAATTAAATTAAAATGCTCCCAAATGTAACAAGATGTTGCACTGTGTGTAGAACTCCAGGTCATAATATTAGATCATGTAATGATCCAGACATAGAAAATAGTTGGAAAGAACTTTTAATTATTGTTGAAATTCAAAATGGTTATACTACCATTTCACAACCAATTATGCAAATTGCTAAAAATTATTTATTATTTAATATCACTAGACCGATTCTATATGCACTTGGATATAAAATAGTAAAAACAACTACACGTAATTCAGTAGAAACAATTGTCGTTCTTCTTTGTAATGAAATTCAACAAATTGCTATCAGATATGCAAATTCATCACATATTGACCGTCGTATTTTTGCAAGATGGCTTGAACCAGAATTAAATGATGATATAATGGAAATAGAACCTGAAAATATAATCGATGTTTTAGAAATGGAAATTGAAGATCCAAACTCAATAACTGAAATTAATGAAAATATTTTTCAACAACATGAAATTCCAATCCATGTTGAAGATCCAAAGTATCATCAAATGATAGAACCATTTATGCTTTGTCTCGAAAGTGAATTCGAGCTATCTCAAACGATTGAATGTCCTCTATGTTTGGATGAAAAAAAACAAATTGATATTGATACCACAAATTGTGGACATACATTTTGTCATGAATGTATATGCAAACATATCGATTCAAAAATGGGTATATCATCATGTCCTCTATGTCGTACACATATTTATAGTCTTGAAGTAAAGGATATTGAAAATTACATTAACATTGAACAAAGATATAGTGCTCTTTATGAGTTTTTGAAATAGTGTGATAAAAATAGCTAGAATATAGTTAGAATTAGTTAGTAAAAAACAATCATGATACAAAAATAAACAATATAAACATTATTTTTTTAATCTCAGTAATATGTCTATTCAACTTTCCGAATCATTTGAAATAATAGGCGAACTTTTCGAAAAATACAAAGATGAACCATATATGATACAACGAATGAATCAATATATTTGTAATCGGTTACCTAAAATTTTCGATTCTTTTAAAAATAATTATGATATAAATCAAATACATGAAGAAGAAATGCAGATAAATCAAGAATTATTCATACAAAACTTTTTCAATGATAATACATATTTATATCATTCTAGTACAGGAGCATTTTTTTATTATGATAATACTCATTATAAATATTATAGTGAAGATGATATTTTACATCATGTATTATCATCGATCTCAAAAAATCGCCAATTAATCTCTTGGAAAAAAAGTACAAAAATACAGATGATGGCTAAAATAAAACAAAATCATTTATTAAAATCAATACCAAATTCTGAAACAATCCAATTTGTTTTAGAATTACTAATGCCATTTTTTAAATCTAAATCAGAAACCAAATATTTTCTAACAATTTTAGGTGATACAGTATTAAAGAAACAACATGGATTATTCCATTTTATAAATTCAAAGGCAAAACCATTTTTAAGAGAACTTGATAGACATTCTCAACAAACTCTAGGTATTCATACAACAACGACATTTAAATGTAAATATTATGATCATGAATATAATAATTGTAGATTTATTAACATTCAAGAGAACATAGTAATTGACAATTTGTGGTTACCCTTTTTAAATGAACATTTTATTGATATCATATGTGTTGCTGCACATTATTCTATACGTTATAAAAATTCGGATTGTTTTATTCTATCTATAAATAATGAAATAGCATTAAATGAATACACATTTTTTTTAAAAGAAAAAACACCTAATGATATTGTCCAACAATTTATTACAGAATATATACAAATTTTACCAGAAACAAATCTAAGACCAATTGAAATAGGAACAATTACATGGAAAAATATGTTTTATTTATGGAAACACTTTTTAGATCAACATCAACTTCCTACCATTATTTTCCAACAAAACTTAAAACAATTATTATTAGAAAAGTTATCATGTAATTATGATACAACTAATGATACTTTTCATAAAGTGTATAGTATGTATATACCATCCATTCAATATTATTTACAATTTTGGAATGAAACTATCACATCTGGAAATTGCGAAGATACATATGAAATTGATGAATTGTTAATGTTATATAAAAAATGGAATCCTACAATATCAAATATTAATGAAATGCAATTATTAGATTTAATCACATATTTTTATCCAAATACAGATATTGCTGAAAGTAAATATATTTCATCAATTCAATGTTCATTATGGGATAAAACAATAGATATTCGTAAGGCCATTGAAAAATATAATACTGTATCTGAAAAGGCATCTGTATATCAAGTATATGAATATTATTGTAAAATTCAAAGAGGGGGAGACAATCCAGATTTAATTGTAAGTAAGCAATATTTTGAAAAATTTGTACATTCACATTTATCCGAATATATAGACATTTTTTTTATTGGTGATTCATAAAATAATTATAATATATATAATATTTTTCCTATTTTTTACAATAAAAATATTATATTTATGCGGAAACAGTTGCAGAACCCTTGATAGATGCATCACCAGATACAGATGCAGAAGGTGCAGCATGTGCAGAAGCAGATGTAGGGTAAGCTACAGATAGATCAGCACCGATAGCACCACCCTTCACCTTTCTAGTTTTTGGGACAGCCTTTTTAACATAGCCAAATTTACCCTTTTCAGCAAAATAACCATATTTGCGAAGACGCATTTCCTTTTTAGCAGTTCTGTGTTTCTTTAAACTAACAATACGTCCCCATTTGTTTGTGAAAAGATCCTTTTTAACAAGATTACCTTCTGTTTTATAGGCTGTTCCATTACGCACTTGTTCTCTAGATCCAAATAATTCTGGGTATGTTTTTCCATTAATATGGTAAAGTCCATCTTCTTGTCTAGTAGGTCTCTTCATTTATATATTTTAATAGGAGAAAATTTCCTAAAGGTGAATATATTAATTCTTGTTGTCAATACAAATAAAAAATTGAATCATTTTTTTCATTTTTAATAATAGGTATAAGTTGTAAAAATGAACGTTAATATTGAGAACCCAAAAGTTATTCGTGCATTGCCTGCCAAATATAACAAGTTTGCTGGTTTTGCATATTGGTTATTGGGACAAATGAAGGATATACAAGTTTTATCTGCGAATGGGTATGATAATACATGTGATATGATGCATTTATTATCTGGTGATATACCTTCACAGATTGAATTTTATGAGAAATTCTTAGCGGAGGCTACTGTTTCTAAAAGATTAATGAAGGCTGAGATCAAACATTATAAGTCTAAGTCTAAAAAAGAAAAGGTTGTTAAAGATAAAAATATGACAGTGAATAATTCTGTTACTGATGAACCTATCACTGAGAAAAAAAAACGTGGTAGAAAAGTTAAACAACCAGCTGAAGAACCTATTATCCCATCTGAAGAATCTCTATAATAAAAAAAAATCAAAAAAAAAACTATTGTAAAAAAACAAATTTCTTATTTGTTAAATTGGTGTTAACCCATTGTGAATATGCCATTTTTTTTGTTTGACCACTTATATTTGTTGATGTATTTAAATTTGTTGTTTTAGATAAAGGCAATGACTTATTTTGAGAACAAGTATATATATTTGCATTTATTCCACCACGAGATTGTGATGTTCTCGTGTTTGAATTACAGAATTTATATATATTTGTTAATTGAATAGGCATAGTATATGGATTCATATATATTATAATAATATAATATTGAGGTTCTCAAAATCTAACAAATAATCTAATAATATAAAATAAAATAAAATTGAATAAAAAATAATAAAACTCTCAAATAATATATTCTCAATAATGTCTATTAAATCCGATTCAGAACTATCCTCTCAATATCAGCAAAAAACCGATAAGCAACATATTCTCGATAATCCTGATACTTATATTGGGTCTGTCGAAAATATTGATGCAAATCTGTGGATTCATAATGACGAATCTCAATCAATTCAATTAAAAACGATTGAATACAATCCAGGTCTTTATAAGCTTTTTGATGAAGGAATTATTAATGCTCGTGATCATGTTGTACGCATGAACCAATCAAAAGAGACAGATAAGAAAAATGTTAGTTTTATATCAATTGATATAACTGAAGATGGTATGATTACCATAACAAATGATGGAAATGGTATTGATGTTGCAAAACATCCTGAAAATGGTCTTTGGATTCCTGAAATGGTCTTTGGACATCTTCGTACTTCAACAAATTATAATAAAGACGAGAAAAAGATAGTAGGTGGAAAAAATGGTTTTGGATTTAAACTAGTATTAATATGGTCAACATATGGTTTAATTGAAACAGTTGATCATAAAAGAGGTTTAAAATATACACAAGAGTTTAAGTCTAACCTTGATGAAATATGTCCACCTAAAATTGTAAAATGTAGTTCACAAAAGCCTTATACGAAAGTATCTTTTAAACCAGACTATACAAGACTTGGATTAACTGGACTAACATCAGATATGCTTTCATTATTAAAGAAGCGTATTTATGATATTGCAGCAGTATCCGATCATTCTACTAAAAAAATAAAAGTGATATATAATAATGATACAGTTCCCGTAAAAAATTTCCAAAATTATATTGATTATTATATTGGATCAAAAGAAGGTGGTGCTAAACGCGTCTATGAAAATCCAGATGAGCGTTGGGAATATGCTGTTGCAATTTCTCCAACACATGAATTTATTCAAGTCTCCTTTGTAAATGGTATTTGCACATACAAAGGAGGAAAACATGTAGAATATATTTCAAATCAGATTGTCCGAAAATTATCCGATTATATTGAAAAGAAGAAAAAGGTAAAGGTCAATGCATCTGCTATAAAAGAGCAACTCCTA